AATGTCTGGCTTATCGGGCTTATCCCACGATAGGGGCAAAACCTTTTTTGCGGTTACTTTCTTTTTCAGGTGCGGTTGTATGGTAATGGTAGCTAACAGTCGCATACGCTCCCAATTATCCTTATACTCTGCGTCCTGTAAATTCTTAAATTCCCTGTAAACGTGGTCAAATTCTGTTGGTGTCAGCCTGCAAAAGTCATCGTATGAAAGATGGATGCAACTAAGTGCAATACCCAAAATCTCATATATGGCTATTTGCTTTTTTTTTCATCGCCCGGCTGCTGTTCGTCAGATTCGGCTTTCTCGCTAACCGCGTCCGTCCATGCCTCCATCTGTTCGGGTGTCAGGCTGTCGGCAAACTCCATCAGCGACATATCGAAATCTACGCCATCAGCTTTGCAAGCGGATGCAATGCAACACCAAAGGAAAGTACACATATCAGACAAACCGCCGTCTATTTCCGTGACTTCCTTACCTGTTTCCTGCTTAAAGCGAAGCATAGCCCCCATAGTCTGCCTACAGGGGTATGCCTTGCCGTTAATAGTGACTTCAATCTTTGCCATATCAGTAGCGATTAGGGATTATTCGTTACCACTTGGCTTACCGGGGTAGGTGGTAGGCTCGCCGTTGCTTTCAAGCTGAATGGTGTAAGTTGCATCGTCCTGTGCGGGGCTTGTTTCCTCGATAGAGGTAATAACAAAGCTACCCTCAACGTACGGTGTTGCGTCACCCTCGCGTTGGAAAGCCTTAACCGTAATGGCTGCACCGGCTCCCCACAAAGCGGAAAGTTCTGCGTAGCCGTTTTCGGCCTCACCGTAATAGCGCAATCCCTCTGCACTGATTGAGATACTAAGGCCGGTAACGCCCTTACCTTTCCACAAACCTGACGAATAGTTTTGGTTTGCAGCGGGCTTTACGGCTCTGTCTTTGGTCTCACTGTTGAAAGTGAGGGTGTGGCTTGTGCAATGGCCAACGGCCTTACCGCCAACACTAAGTAAAAGGTCGCTACCGTTAATGTAGCCTGAACTTGGAATAGTCATAACTCTTATACTTTAATTGTGAAATTTAACTCTTGTATGAAAGCATCATCTTCGTAGTATTCTTCGCCACCTGATATAGTGCAACTTCGCATTACCATAGTACCCTTTGTAGCTTGTTTGCCATCTAAAGCCTGTCTGACGGCTTCGGCCAACTGTATGCCCTCTTTGTATTTGGCTGCAAAGCAAAGTACGTCTATCTGTACCGTGTCTGCGCCCTGCGTACCCTTTGCGGGGTTGTGCTCTAAGCGCGAACGCCGGTAGGCAACGTACGGTAGTACGGCTTTATCAGTCACTACCGGGAAAACCTTATTTGCCCTTGCGCTAACCTCCGCGTCATTCGTAAGAATGTCGTGGATTATTTCGCCAACGCTCAAAGATGTCTTACCTACTGCCATAACTCAAAATACTACTTATTAGATAAATCCGCATTTCTTAGCCACTTTCTCAACTGCTACGCCTACCTCCTTACCCAAATCGGTTTCTACCGTACTATTCATTTCGGGTGTCGCCTTATCAAGAAATCTGTATGCAGGCATACGTTTCGTTGGTATTCCGTTCTTACGTATCGTTTCAGTCCAATAGCGCGTCTTTCCGCTTCTGTGTGTGCCATAGATTCCGTGTTTAACGCGTACTTTCTTACCGCCTCGCTGACGATAGTTTGTACCCTCTTCGGCCCACATAAGGATAGGTTTCTTAAAGCCTTTGCGGTTTTCGTGCATTGACTTTTCACCCTCACCCTTTAAGTTTGAACGATGCGCCTTTACAGTAATCAGGAAACCACCACCTTTGCTGTAGATATGGCTACGTATTCCCTTATCCCAATCCGATTTGTTACCCTTAACCTTTAGCTTTGATGCGTGTAGGTGTCTGCGTGCAATGCCTAATACCTTTTTGGCTTCGGCCCGATAAGAGCGTTTAAGCGCGTTGCGTAGCTGCCTTGGGGTTAATTCCTTGGCCAACGTCGCCAAATCCTTACCGTCGTTCTGGTCGGTCATACGTCCTGTGCGGTTACTCGTTTACTCTGTCACAAATTAAAGTCTTATACCCTCTGTCAATGTTGGGAATGATATTGGTAACGGTGTAGAGGTTGCCCCCTAACTGCTGCACCCTCCAATTTTCGTGGATTTCGTGCGCGCTGCGTATATTGAACTCTGCCCGGTAGTCCGGGAAATGTTCGCCTACTTCTTCGCTACGATTCCCGCTGTGCTTCACGCGCTCTGCGTGTACGGTCACTGTCTCTGTAAACGTAGGTTCTTCTTCCCCAAACTCGTTAACAGCCTGTGTGGGCTGCAACAGGGTAAGTTTATACTTCATTCTCCCCGCTATCATTGGCCAACTTTCTAAAGGGCTTAATTAGGGCCTGTAGTGTGTTTGAAACCTCCTGTGTCTGCGTTGCTGCATCAGATTCACGTTGGTTATACCAATGCGCGCCTAACAGCAAAATAGCCTGCTTCAATTCAGCGGGAAAAACACCGCCTCCCATCTGCGTTAACTCTGCCTCGGTACGCCGGGTACTACGTATAACGTGTGCCTGTGCGCTTTCTAATTTCTGCTGCAACAGTTCATCGTCTGCTGCGAAATCGTCAGCGTTGCAATGCTTCTTAAAAAGTTCCAAACTCACTACAGTAGCCATAATCCTAAGACTTTACTTTGTAACTCATTCACTCACCGGGTTAAGATACCGTTACAGTACACTTGTCGGTATAGGTCTCACCGTCGTAGGTAATAGACGCCGTAATCTCTGCGCTACCCTCTGCAACACCTGTTACTTTACCGGCTGTAGAGACGGTAGCCTTAGAGGTGTCAGAAGATGCCCATGTTACAGTGCTGCCAACAGGGGCTACGATTGCGTTAAGCTGTACGGTATGGCCTGCGCCTGATGCAGCGGTAACGGTAGCTGTTGACTTATCAAGTTCAACACCAACCTTTGCCAACGTAGCGAAAGCCTCCTGACGCAATACGGTAATAGCGTAGTCAACGTTGAGCACAAAGTCAATAGCGTTCTTACGGCTAAGGCTGTATGGGTCAACGATAAACGTCATATCACCAAACAGGCCCTGTGGTGCATACTTGAACGCGCCAACGTGTACAAAGCCGTCGGGTACTTCGTTGGTAGTGAATACAGGAACGCCGTTAATCTTACCGTTATCGTCAACGATAGCGACGTTTGCACCACTCCACTTAGGCGTAGCTTCCAACAGGCCCTTTGTGGTCTCGTTCATCACGTAGCAAAGGCCGTCAGCCTGAATGTTGCGTGCAAGGATAGCGGACTTAACACCTACCAAATCCTTTAAGGTCGGGGCCTCACCTGTGTACACCTTCTTATTACCGGCGGTCATGTTGCCTGTAATGAATGGGCCGTACAGGTTAGTTGCGCCTGTAACCTTGGCGTTGCTGAACATAATTTTGTTCATCAGGGCTGCAATGGCAACAGGCATATACTCTGTAGCCACCAACTGAATAAGGTTGTCTGTCTCATTCAGGGCCTCGCGGGTAACAGGTACGGCAATACCGATACGCTCCGGCTTGGCAATCAGCTTGTTAATAGGTATCTGCGTGTCACCCAAAGCTGCGCCCTCGTCGTTAATTGTGGCGTGGAAAGCCTCAATTACCGGCCACTGATGATTACCCTTTAAGCCTGTCAGCAACGGTGCGCCAATGGCTGCAAGGATAGTCTTATTATACAGGGGCTTAACGATGTCGTGGGTAGTCAGCCCGGCGGGGTTCGTAGAAGCTGCGGGGTTAGCATAACCTGATGCGTTACCGGCGAAATCCTGTGCAACAGCGCGGGAAATCTTCAACTCGAAACGCTGCCCCTTATCCAAACACTCACGAATTTGGCGGTTAGCGTCCTCGATGTCCTCCTGACGCATTACGGCAATAGTCGGGGTGTTCGCCTTAATCTTCATTTCGAGAATATCCAACTCACGGTTGAGCTGCTTAATCTCTCCCTTTTCAGCATCGGTAAACGCCTCGCGCTCCTTATCACTTTCGAGATTCTCCGCCATCTCGGATAGGCGGCCTTTGATTTGGTCAATCCGCTCGTAGGCTTCGCGGAAATTAAACTTTGGCTTACTCATAATCTTTGCCTTGGTTAAATTAAACAACAATATGCGCCGCCTAAACGGTGCGGTTAATTCTCTCTTTCACTTTACGGATAGCCTCACGTTTCTTTGCAAGGTCTATTTTTACCGGCTCCTGCTTTGGTTCGGGCTTATCGAAAACGATGCCTGCATCTTCCAATTCACGCTTTGTTACGTTAGTCTGTTCAAACGCGGGCTTTGGCGTAATGGTAAAGTCATAGACGTTATCAATACGCTTAACGTGGCGCAACAGGATTTCTTCGCCATCGTCTGTTTTCTCACCTGTCTTTTCATAGCTAACGGCGTTTTCGCTATCCTTTTCGTCAGTCGAATAGATAAAGCTGCAACCTGTAATGTCGCCGCGTGCTATCAGTTCCAATGCCTTATCACCGTCAACGGTCTTTGGCATTTCACACCAAAACTTAACGCCTACCGCGTCAATCTCATAGTGCAAAGTACCTACGCCGTTCTT